CATAGACAGCCCAATGCACCTTATACTTGGGAAGTTGTTGGTTCCGGGGTACTTGGAGATGATCTTACAGTGACCGGTACTTTCACCAGTTTTTCTCCTGTTGCATTCATGGTAACATCTACTGTTTCCACTGCTAAGGCACCTTTAACCGGAGAGTTTTAAATCAGATGGGGATTACTTTTTTGTAATCCCCGTTTTCCATTGACAAAAGATAAAAAACAATATAGAGTAAAAGAAAAAAGGAATTAAAAATATGTCAGTTTTAGATCGTTATAAAGTACCATATAATGAAGTAGGCGATAGTTGGAAGAATGATATGAATCATGTTTCTTCTTATGGTCTTCCTGATCTTGCCTTATTTATTGAAAATGGAATCGTACCAGCAGTTGACCGTGTTTATGATTTACAATTTATTCCGTCAATAGATAAAGAACGAAAGATGTATGCAACCATTAAAAAATGGAATGAAGAAAAAAATGATCCCAATATAGAATTTATTCCTGGTGGCGGCATGTATGAAGGACAAAATCCCAATACCTATTTTCCAACTTTTAGAATAAAAGGATATTTTTCCAATGAAGAAAGCTTGGATCATTGTATTCGAATGATGTGGGAAAATGTAGAACATGCAAATATATTTCTTTATACCATCAAAGATAAAAAACCGGTTACGGAATCCGTAGTGGTTATCCAAAATTTATCATTGACTGCATATGATAATCATAGAAAAGCTGCAGAAGAGTATTACAAAATCCCATTTGCAAAAAGACAATCAGAAGATATTCCCTTTGAAGGCAGACATTCAAAATATCCTTGTATATCTTTTGGTCCTTGTGGAATTATCGAACGACCCTTTAAATTTCCATTTAAAGAAATTAAGACCGAAGAAGAATTTGGCACGAGGATGTGGATGACATTAGTAAACCATTTACCGGAAATCGGGAAAGAAAATGATTATGATGCTTTGAAAAAAGAAATGTACAGACAGCATTCCATTGAAGTAATGCTACAACAGGCATTTAGACAATTAGATCGATATTTATCCAGAGAGCACATGGATTCTTTAGGAGAATGGCGAAATGAGCTGGACGAACAATTGACAAATGGTACTGCGGGAAGCGGAGCATTAATGCAGCTTTTTACGTATTATGGAAAAAATAAAGATAAAAATTTATCCGATGAAGCAAATTGGGATAAAGCGATTGCACATTTCCTACTGGAACGAGAACGTGCAGCAGCAGAGTTAAAAAACAGAGACGAATTTTAAAAATAGCCCACAGATATTTTTTTCTGTGGGTTTTATCTATTTTTACGGAATTTTTTGACATATATAAATGTGATCAAATATTATGGGGGATATGTTAAATGACAATAGAGGAAAGAAAACAAAAAACGTATGAAGGTTTACAGTTACTCGAAAAAGATATTACCAGATTACAGAATAATATCAGTGAGTTAAAACAGATTCTTGAAGATATCCATACAGAAGAAGATATTGAAAAATATAGCGACTTCGATTTGGAAAAAGGATTGGATATTATCGAATTGTTTTAAGGAATGGACACAAAATTACTTTCACAAATTTTAGAAAATATAGGAGATATTATTATGAATTTATATATGACAGAAAATCAAAAAAGAAAATTAACAGAAGTAGTTACACTTATTCCGGAAAACGTGAAGGATATTTTACAGGAAATCCGTATTCCTGCTTATAATATTGAAAATGGTGGCGTCACAAAGAAATTTGATATGTATCTCATCTTTTCCAATGAAACAGAATTGCCGGAATCTGTAATTACATTTTTATCTGATTATGAAATGACATGGGAAAATACTATAAATATCGAGTTAATTGCGGAATTTGATGGATCAGACACTCCTGCTGGAGAAACTGTATGGAAGGCAGGTACTTTACTATGATTTTGCCGGAAAGTGCCCCCATGCAGGAAAAGGACTATCCTTATCTGAATCATGCCAATGCAATGTGGAAAAGACTTGGTATGATAAAAAATGGCGCAATAGAATATTGCTCCGATGACTATGCTGCATTAGCCAATACATTGGAACGATTTTATAAAGGCTTTTTACAAATACAGATGGATCTAAATCCAGATTATAAGCTGCCAAAAGGATATCTTACGAATGATCATGATCTGGTAAAATTGGTAAAGAAGATTAGTGTATTTGTGCCATTATATAAAACAGAGACACAGGAAGATTATAAAATTAGAAATGCTTTTTTGCTTGATTTGCGAAAAGCATATACTCAGGCACGATATACTGTAGAAATTCCATATGCGCAGTTTTGTCAGGTATATGATTTGGTAGCGGAACAAAAGAAGATACTTGATGATTACCTTGCTGCCAGGGAACGCCAGCTCGAAGAGATGGCATTAGATTTGTAAAAAATTGGAGAAAAATTATAATAAAATCTTTTAATTAATTGACAATGCCTCTGAAATTTATATAAGGATAATAAATAATCAAAAATATTTTTGATTTTATCTTATGTTTCGCGGTTTTTTTATACATATATAAATGTAAGACAAATCACATTCACAAACGGGGTAAAAAACAATGTCAAAATTTAAGGTTGGAGATTATGTAAAAGGAAATGATAAAACATACAAAAAGTATTCTGTAACTAATGCATATATGACATTAGCAAGGGTTATCGATGTTGATTTTTCTCCATCTATTAAAATTCAGGTAATCAAACATGATCATGATACATGCATTGGTATGATTACTTCTGTGGACGAAGCTGATATGGATCTTGTAGATTTAGATCCAGAAATTATCCATGATATTGAAAAAGAACAGAGATGTGAAAATTGTGAACATTGTTATGTCAGATTTACTGAATGCTATATGTTTGATAAAAAAATAGATACAAATAGAAATGTGTTAGAAAAACCTTGTGTTAGCTATAAGCCGAGAGAAAAGAAAATATTTTCATAAGTTGGAGAAAATAGATATAGGAAAATAAGGAGAATATTACAATATGAATATTTTAGCAGTGGTATTATTAGTTATGTTTATTTCTATAATGTTTGGTTACTTATAACCGGAAACCAATGTATGTTTCACCATAGTAAATTTATAAAAAATAATATTTTTTAAAAAATAAAAAAATAATTTTCATTTTTTGATATTTTTACGGTTTTTTTTGACATAAGGATATGTAACCAAGATATGTGTATAAAATGATAAGAGGAGTGTATGAATATGGCAAAGACTACAACTATGACTGAGATGTTAGTTACAGAAGCACTGAATGAACTGAAGACTCTGGATTCCAGAATTGATCGTGCGATTAGGACCGCAAAGTTTATTGCGGATGCAAAGACTGTAGATAATAAGGTAACTCCGTCTAAGACTAAGGAAGATTTTAAGACCGAGGCACAGTCTTCGTATGATACCATCGATAGTCTGATCAAGAGACGCGATAATATCAAGGCAGCGATTGTAGCCTCCAATGCAGCAACTACCGTAGATATCTGTGGTGAAACCATGACAGTAGCAAAGGCTATCGATACCAAGGCTTCCCTGGCATACAAGAAGGCATTACTGCGTGCCATGAAGAATCAGAGAGACCTTGCTGTTGGCAGTATGAATAGCAAGAATGCTGATCTGGAAAAGAAGATCGATAATGTAGTTATGACTTCCTTTGCTGCAAAGGATAAGTCTGCGGTAAAGCCGGAGGATTATGATTCTATCGCAGTACCGATGCGTAAGAGTGGAGAAGTATCCTTAGTAGATCCTCTGGAACTTGATAAGAAGATTGCAGAGCTGGAGCAGTATATTGAGGAATTCGATGCAACTGTGGATGCGAAGCTGCAGATTAGTAATTGTATTACTAAGATTAAGGTACCGGCATAAAATAGGTGATCGCCGTATTGATTACGGTGGCGGGACTGGATTTTATCCAGTCCTGCGATAAATAAAATATGGATGATGATACGAAAACTTAAAGTTACATACCTCCATTTAATTCTTTGGGATAGGATAAATAATTAAAGAATAAAACAAGCATTCGTGAAAAATGCAATAGCCTTTTAAGCTATTAAAGAAAATTATGTCTATCGAGGATATCGATAAAAGCTTTAAATGCTCAATGGTGAATGGTTAATTTACAATGCTTAATTTTGAATCATCTTCTGGGTGGATAAACCCATCAATCGTCTTGGCAATAATATATTATTCTTTTTGTTATAAAAATACCAAGCTATTGTAAATGTGTATGCTAATAAAAAGAAAATATATGCCGGTTAATCTTCGAATCATCGATAAAATCCTACATTGATGCATTATGCATTTGGTTTGTGGAGTGATATGTAAGTATCCCAAGATATCCAGTAGGCTGTATCAGCATCCATTATATTACAAGTATAATGATATTTTCTGAAAATGTGATATAATAAAAGTAAAGATAAAGAAAAAACGCATAGTAAATGTGGGAAAGGATAAGACAATGTTTAATCGACTTTATGAGCATTATGAATACGAACACGAATTATTGCTGCATGAAAACAGTATTATTTGTAATGCTCAGAATAAGGTAGATATGATACATTGGGATTGATCAATTTAGGAAAAATAGATCATAATCAAATCCAAGTAACCACTTACCTAATTCGGGCAGGTGGTATTTTTTATGGAAAGGATTATGACAATGCCTACAATTGATATGCAAAGTACAGGACAAAATATTATAACAATGAGAAAAGCAGTTGGAATGACTGTGAGAGATTTACAAGATGTATTTGGATTTTCTACTCCACAGGCAATATACAAATGGCAACAGGGAGTAGCAATGCCAACAATCGATAATCTGGTTGTATTAGCTAAAATCTTTCAAACAACAATAGATAATATTATTGTTACAAAATAAATAAAAGCGGTCCCATAGTCTAAAGGTTATGACACTGGCCTTTCAAGCCAGAGATACCGGGTTCAAGTCCCGTTGGGATCATATGCCTCTTTCGTCTAATGGTTAGGATAGGAGACTCTCGATCTCCGGATGTTGGGTTCAAATCCCACAAGAGGTACTGTGGCTGTAGCTCAATTGGTAGAGCAGTGGATTGTGGTTCCACCGGTTGCGGGTTCAATTCTCGTCGGTCACCTATGGGTAGATCGTATAGCGGCAATTACAGCGGTCTGTAAAACCGTTGACTTCGGTCTACGTTGGTTCGAGTCCAACCCTACCCACTTACTCTTTATTTATAATCATATGCACCCGTGGTGAAATTAGGAATACACATCGGATTTAAGATCCGACGCCGCAAGGCTTGAGGGTTCGATCCCCTCCGGGTGTATTTGGATGTGGCGAAATTGGCAAACGCGACAGACTCAAACTCTGTTGAAACAATTCTTGAGGGTTCAAATCCCTTCATCCAAATTATGCCCGTATGGTGGAAATGGTAGACACGGCTGCCTTAGAAGCAGTTGCGAAGAGCGTGAGAGTTCGAGTCTCTCTATGGGTACTGATAATATTATTCATTATATGTAAAATATACATTGTTATAAATTTACTATCGGCAGGTATGCAAAAGGCTGAAGCAAGCGGTCTGTAAAATCGTGACGTAAGATACATTGTGAGTTCAAATCTCACCCTGCCGACTTTTATTAATAAATAATCCAAATAAAATAGATTTATAAAACTAGAAAAACCGTAAGGAAAATATCTATTCTTACGGTTTTTTTATACATATATAAATAGAGAAAAACGATAGGTACTTAAAAGGAAGATAAAAGATAGTGAAGTAAAAGTAGAAATTACAGCATGGAAGAAAATTGCGAACCATATAAGACAAAGTAAGAAATTCGCATTTCAAAGGTAGATTGGAGGAATTGATATGAAAATATATGTGTTGTTAAAACAAGGTTATGAAGGCAGTGAAACAATTTGTGTAAGTGAAGACATCAATAAAATTCGCACAAGTATTTGTGAAGATTTCAATCCAAACGAAGATTATCCAGAATTAGAAATTTGGAAAAATGGAAAAGAAATTTTAAACACGAGTGGAAGCGATGTATTAAAAGTCATTGCGAAAGAATTAGCACAGTAAATACGTGTTTCATTGGAAGATAGGAGGATATTATGAATCTATATGACGGTTGTGAATCAAATAAGGAAATCATTTATGGTTTTACTTCACTTGATTTTTACAATAAATTAGAAAAGAGACAAAATGAAATTTTATCACAGGGAAAGAAAGTTGTGTTTGTAGAATCAAATACAAGTGTTCATTCGGGTGCAAGAGTTGTTATATATTCTGATAAAATTCCCAAAATAATGCAGAACTATAAATACAGATACGTCAAAATCAATGGAAAATGGACAAGAAGTAGTCTTCTTGGATATTGCGATTGCTGTGGAAAATATAGAGAACTTATTTGTTTGAGTAACAAAGGCAATACATGTGTAGATTGCTGTGATATAGAATTTTAACATAAAACTAAGATTTCTTAGGAAGGAGTGAGGAGAAATGAGAGATAGAGGAGCAATCATGTATTGTCACGATGCAAAAAGAGACGCAAATGATTTTGATAGATTAGTGGAGGAATTAAATTCTATTAAGAAAGATAAACAGGTGATTCAAGATATGGAATTATCTGATGAAGCAAAACAGAAATGCTTTGAGGATTTAGATAAACAGTTAGCAGATGTAAAAGAACGAATGCACAATGCTATTGATGAAATGTAGAAAGCAGATAAAGAAAAATGTCAAGTATATAAAAATTGCAGTTCTTTTAGATTAGAGGTAAGAGAAATGAGTAAAAACAATTATGAAAAATATGCTGAAGTAAAACAGCAGGAATTATTGCATAAAGAAAGAAATCTACAGCAGGCAATCAGTTGTCTAAGGGATAGACGGAAGTTTGCGTCATTGCAATGCATGGATAGTACAATAGATTTTGTTGCTGACTTATACGATTTATCCATTGATGAAGTGAAACGAGCAATGGATGGAGAAGAATATTGGTGTATATAAAATTCGCATTTCTTTGGAAGATTGGAGAAAAACAAAATGAAGGAATTTAGAGTAGCGAAATGCTTAGTAGATGGAAAAGTAAATGAATATGCAATTTTTGCAGACGGCTCAAGAAAGAAAATAATTCAAACAGATAAACAATATGGGAAGTACTTTGAAGTAGACAACGAATTAAATACAGATTGTAAAAGTTTCTTACGTTTCAGTTATTCAGGCAGAATTAAAGATGCAGTTGAAATGATTAGAAACGGAAATGGAGACTGTATTTCGTCAACACAGTTATTTGGAAAACATGACAACGTAGTATATTTCCTCGATAGAACAATCGGAGAAGAATTAAGAAAGAAATCACTTAACGGCTGGAAAGACACTAAGTTTGGTTGGGCAATTGAATGTGGATATAAAAATAGTTTTTCTGGATATTCTATGCTTAATAAGAAAATGGAAAGAATTTTCATGTTTGATGAAGAGTGCAAACCAATGACATTTGATACAGAAGAAGCTGCCAAACGATATGTAGAAGGTTTAATCGAAAGAGCTAAATATTATGCAAAACGATTGGCAAATAAACTCTCCAATGTTTCAGAGGAGGAAGAAAGAAATAGAATAATTGATGAAGCCATCAGAGAGATCGATGAATATGCAGGAACAAAATTCAGTATCTTATCAGATTTTGCATTTGATATGCTTCCAGGTGATTGTAAATTAAAATCATTTGAATGCAATTTGGACAAGATGGGATATGAAATTGTGCAATGTATTATTCAGTAAAAAGGCAAACGAAACTTAGCATTTTTTTTAGAAAGGATGATAAAAAATATGGCATATGTAAAAAATAAAAATGGATTTGAGATTGGTAATTGGGCAACTACAACAAAAAAACTTGATAGCTGTGCAGGCTATTTCGAAAAAGGAACAAAAGTTAAGGTAATCGGGAAATCATACAGAGGTTATGATTTAGAAGACGAAAACGAACGTAGCTAATGCTACGGAGTGCACTGTAATATTATGTGACTATTTGCATTTCATTTTCACATAATATTATGAATATGGAAACAGAATGATTGAAACAGGATACGATAGTATTGGGTGAATATTAGGAGGGCAATATGATTTATAACGTAACATTACATAAGAAAGATTATCCGACACTTCCTTATAGCTTAGGTATTATGGCTGATACAGAGGAAGCTGCAAAGGAAACCGCAAAACAAATGATTGCAGAAAAAGCTTATTGGGAAAATAACGCTGCACTTACAATGGCAGATAAGTTAAACACATTAATTATCGATGAAATTACAGTCCTGAGTAATTAATTTTACAAATGCAAAAAAAATCGCTTGACATAGTAGTAAAAAACTACTATATAGTAGGTAAAAGATAGTAGTAAAAAACTACTATGTTTGGGAGGATAAAGAAATGGAGCGAAATGCTGCGGGACTTACCGAAGCAGAATTTTTGGCAAATTATAATCCGGGAGATTATGAGAGACCATCTGTAACAGTGGATATGATGGTGCTTCGTATAAAACAGGATTTTAGTTGTTTGCAGATATTACTAATCAAGAGAAAAGACCATCCATTCATCAACTGTTTTGCTCTGCCAGGGGGATTCATCAATATACGGGAGTCGGCATATGAGGCTGCTTGTCGAGAACTGCAGGAGGAGACAGGTCTTACCAATATCTATTTGGAACAAATTTATACAATGAGCAAACCGGATAGAGATCCCAGAATGTGGGTAATCGATATTGCTTATGCTGCTTTGTTACCATTTGGATATCAGGCAAATGTAAAAGCCGGAGATGATGCAAAGGATGCACTTTGGTTTGATATTGATATTTCAGATGATTATTTGAGATTTTATAATGAAGAAAAAGATATTCATATAAAATATCAGTTAGAAACAAAGACTTTTAAAAACGGCATATTAACGATTGAAAACAAGATTCCTGTGCAGGATGGAGATGTATTAGCATTTGACCATGCAGATATCATTTTAGAAGAGTTGGTACGGCTGAAAAATAAAGTCATGTATACCGATATTGCTTTTAATCTGGTACCCCAAAAATTCACTTTGCCGGACTTGCAAAGAGTATATGAGATTTTATCACAAAAATCTTTATATAAATCAAATTTTAGGGATTTTGTGCAGGGAAAAATAGAAGCACTGGATATTACAACAAAACCATTTACGAGTTCGAGAACTTCCAAAATTTTTCAGTATAAACAAAGAGGGTAAAGTATGAAATATGGAGTAATCATTACCAGAGCACAGCCATTACATATTGGCCATGTAAAAGTAATTAAAAAGGCCTTGGAAGAAAATGACAGAGTATTATTGATCATTGGAAGTGCTGATAAATCTATGACCGAAAGAAATCCTTTTTCTATCAACCAAAGATGGCAACAATATCTTCAAATGCTTTGTTATTACAAATGGAATTTCGACCAAATAAAAGCAATAAAACTACCGGATTGGAGTGCTGATAAGAATATTCCATATGATAGTAATGTAGGTAGTGATAATCAAAATTATAAAACAGTAGCAAAAGAGTGGGGATTATATCTTTATTATAATATTGTAGGAGCCATTGGACAAAAGGACTTTACATTATATTATAATGATGACCCGGCGATTATTAAAGAATGGTTCCCCGACTATATCTGGGATCGAATTACTTTAAAGTCAATGGAAAGAGATGATATTTCTTCCAGTAAGGTAAGAACAGCAATAGTAACCGACAATATAACATATCTAAAAGAAACCGTACCATATTTAAGTAGTTCTGATATAAATAGCTGTCGTAGGATTTTACAAACAATACAAAAAGGGAGGAAATAACTTATGAGTATGAAAGTTTTGATGGTAATTGATGCACAGAATGATTTTATTACAGGAGCTTTAGGTAATAAGGAATGCGAAGCTGCTGTACCAAAGATTGTAGAAATGATTAATAGTAAGAAATATGATGAGATTATTCTTACGATGGATTCCCATGATGAGAATTATATGGAAACCAAAGAAGGCAAGAATTTACCGGTGCCACACTGTATCGTACCTACTGGCGTTTGGGCACCTACGGACGGCTGGATGATTCATCCTGATATTTATTTTGCCATTAAAAGAAATTATGATCCGGATGAAATAGAAGTCTTTAAAAAGCCCACTTTTGGTGCTATTTCCATAATTCCCAAGTATCAGAAACTTTGGGAGGCATATGGACCGAACTTGGAAATTGATTTCGTTGGCTTCTGCACGGGCATCTGCGTATTGAGTAACGTAGCAATCGCAAAGGCAACCTTACCGGAAGCAAATATCTGTGTTATTGAGGATGCATGCGCATGTGTAACACCAAAGACTCATAAGACGGCGATCGAAGCAATGAAACTGATTCAGGTAGATATGTTACAGACAAAGGATTTGTAAGAGGAGGAGAAAAATGAAATTACCGCAGATTATTAATAGCTTGTTAGAGACCGATATGTATAAGTTTTCTATGGGACAAACGATTTTCCACCAGTTTAGTTCCTATAAAACTACATGGACGTTTAAATGTAGAAACAAAGATGTGTTTTTTACTCCTGCTATGGTAGAGGAAATTAAGGAGCAGATCAAAGCATATTGTGAATTGCGATTTACAGAAGATGAACTGTTTTATCTGGAAAATATCAAATGGATCAAGGGGTCTTATGTGGATTTCTTAAGACTGTGGCAGCCCAGATATGAGGATTTTACGATTACAACCAATGCGGAATGTGGATTATCCATTGAAGCTGCTGGCACTTGGTTAAATACTTCCATGTATGAGATTCCGACATTGGCGATTGTAAACGAAGTCTTTTTCCGGATGAACTATGATTATGAAAAGCTGTATGATTCTTTCGAAGAAAAACTGAACACCAAAATTGATAAATTAGGATGGGCTTACTGTCTTGGTAATTTTAGTGAGTTTGGATTGCGACGCAGACTTTCTGCACAGGCACAGGAACTGGCAGTAAGAAGACTTTCTGAGGTAAACAAAGGTGATTATGTGTCTTCTCATTTTGTAGGAACTTCTAATGTATATCTTGCAAAGAAGTATGGATTAACACCGGTGGGTACTATGGCACACGAATGGATCATGTGTACCGGACAGGGCAATCACAAGCATAATCCGGCATATTCTAACTGGTATGCATTAGATGCCTGGGTAAAGGAATATGGAGTGTTAAATGGTATTGCTTTAACAGATACCATTACGACAGACTGTTTTTTAAGAGATTTTCAACTTACTTATGCGACACTGTTTAGTGGCGTCAGACATGATAGTGGGGATCCTTTTGAATGGGGAGAGAAGATGATTGCTCATTATGAGTCTTTGGGAATTAATCCAAAAACAAAGACATTATTATTCAGCGATAGTCTCGACTTTGAAAAAGCGGATAAATTATACAGCCATTTTAGAGAAAAAGCAAATGTGGCATTTGGAATTGGCACTTATATTAGTAATGATACCAATGTTCCTGCATTAAATATCGTAATGAAGGTTACAAAGTGTAATGGCATGGATGTTGCTAAGATTTCCGATACGCCGGGAAAAGGCATGTGCAAGAATGCGGATTATGTAGACTATTTGCAGAGATGTATTGACTGGAGACTTGCAAACGATAAGTAAAGACCATCCCTGGCAGGAGTGGAATTAGCTATCGTCATTTATATATGGAGGATTTTTATGGATAGTAGACCAAATTTAGGATATGGTTTTTATAAAGTAGCTGCGGCATCTTTTCCGATTACATTAGGAGATGTATTTGCAAATGCCAAAAAGATTTGTGAATATATTGAAAAAGCAGTAACAGAAAAGGTACAATTATTGGTATTTCCGGAATTGAGTTTGACGGGATATACCTGTGGAGATATGTTTCTTCGAAAAGAGTTATCTGAACAGGCTGAATATGCATTACGTGATATCAAAGAAGCAACCAATGGGAATAATATTCTGGTATGTGTAGGAATGCCGATTGAAGACCACGGAAAATTGTTTAATTGTGCCGTATATATTCAGAGTGGTCATATTAAGGGAATCGTACCTAAAACATATATCCCGAATTATGGGGAATTTTATGAGAAAAGATGGTTTGTATCTTCTACCTGCCGTACCTCTGATTTCCTTTTTCTGCTAGGGGATAAAGTACCTTTTTCGGAAAGACTGTTATTAGATGGCGGTAGTGATGTTATTATAGGCACTGAAATTTGTGAAGATTTATGGGTAGATAGCCCGCCCAGTGGATTGCTCAGTCGTGCAGGAGCTACCATCATTGTAAATCCATCTGCAAGTAATGATTTAATCGGAAAAAGAGAATATCGTAGAAATCTCGTAAAAATGCAGTCAGGTAGATGCAGAGCCGGATATATTTATGCTTCCAGTGGGGCAGGGGAAAGTTCCACGGATCTTGTGTTTTCCGGACATTGTATGATTGCAGAAAATGGCAGATTGTTAGCAGAATCCACAGATATTATGCAGGATGATATTATGGCTATTTCTGTTATTGATATTGAAAAATGTGTAAATGACAGGCGTAAATTTAATAGTGATGTATGGGGTGAAGTACCTGATATTGTATGGGAAAAGGTTTTTGTATCCGGATTTCCTTATGCTTTACCGGAAAAAGTAGATCCTTACCCTTTTGTGCCAGGGGATCCAAAAGAACGTAAAAATCGTTGTATGGAAATCTTAAATTTACAGGCAAAAGGATTAATCCAAAGATTACGTGCAACTGGTATAGAAAAAGTAGTAGTTGGGATTTCCGGAGGATTAGATAGTACATTGGCATTATTGGTATGTTGCATTGCCTTCGATCAGTTAGGATTGCCAAGGAAAAACATTCATACCATTACAATGCCGGGATTCGGTACCAGTGCAAAAACAAAAGGGCTGGCAGACGAATTAATTGACCATCTCGGAACCACTTATAAAGTCGTAGATATTACAGCAGCATGCACACAGCATTTAAAAGATATTGAACATGCTCTTTATGTATATGATATCACTTATGAAAATGTACAGGCGAGAGAGCGAACACAAATTCTTTTTGATTATGCAAATATGATAAATGGTTTGGTAATCGGTACCGGAGATTTATCAGAATTAGCACTCGGATGGTGCACTTATAATGGTGACCATATGAGTAATTATGCTGTAAATGTTAGTGTACCTAAGACTCTGGTAAAATATCTGGTAGATACTTATGCAGACATCTATGCAGAAGATAATGGTACAAGATCTACAAAAGGTGTTCTAAAGGATATTGTGGATTTGCCGATTTCTCCGGAATTACTGCCTACAGACAAAAATGGAAATATGGTACAGAAAACAGAAAAGAGTATTGGAAAATATGATTTGCATGATTTCTTCTTATATCATTATTTGAGAAATGGATTTGGAAAAGAAAAGATTTTAGCACTTGCAAAAATTGCATTTCCAAAAGTAACAGAAGAAGAAATCAGTAAGACCTTAGATATATTCTATCATAGATTCCGTACCCAGCAGTTCAAGAGGTCCTGTATTCCGGATGGTCCAAAAGTAGGTAGTGTATCTTTATCTCCCAGAGGTGATTTGAGGTTACCAAGTGATTTGATGAAAATGTATTAAAAATAGCAGGCAGGTGTAAAATCCTGTCTGTTTTTTTATAAAAATCAAGAATTTTTTGACATATATAATTAGAGTAATTATTTTTATCATATGAAAAGAGGAGAACATAAAATGATTGAAAAGACAAAAGTATTCGAAAACCACAGTGAGAATGAAAAGGATATTATCACACAGGTAGTGAATGGACTTACTGGCACAGACGCAGGAGTAGATTTTCGCAAGAATCTGGTGAATGATACCGAAGAGGAAGCTATGGCACTCTGCGCAAAATTATATGGCGGAACTCCCATTGCTGTAAAGATTAAGAGACCCATCATTACAGAAACAGGAAAGTTAAAGCAGGCAAGAAAGAATCTGGAATCCGTAATTGCAAAGAAAGAAGAGCAGAACAGTAAATCTTATCTGGAAGGCAGAAAGACTGCGGTTTGCACCTGTGAAAATTGTAAGAGCAAGCTGGTAATTGCAAAGTATCTGGAAATTGCAAAGAAAAAGGTTGGTGTTGTAGAAGGCTTTGATATTAACCGCTGCCCTGTTTGCGAGGAAGATATGCGTCCACAGAGTATTAAGGATAAGATTGCAAAGTATGATACAGAGATTGCAGTTTGCAGAGAAAAGGTAGAAACCATTGAAAAAGAGCTGTTTGACAGAGCTGTAAATGCAAAGAACTGCCCGACTGCATGGTTTGTTTATTGGCAGGAAGCAGAAAATGAGGAAAATACAGAAGAATAAATAGAAAAAGGACTCTGAAAAAGAGTTCTTTTTTATATGCAAAAACAGCCTACTTTTTCGATTTTTTTAGACATATATAAATAAAGGTTTACATATTAAAAAAATAGAAAAGGCGGCTAATAAAATATGAAAAATTTAGGATTAACGAAAGAAAGATATCAGCAACTAATGTCAGTATTCGGAGACGAAGAAACAGTAAAAGAAGTTATCAAAGACTGGACAATCGAAACTTGTAATAAAGGATACACTATTTTTAACTCCAATGGAACAGGAATGCTCGAAGTATGTAGAATTGATACACTAGAAGTATTTGAAAATGATGATGCTGCTGTTGCACAAGCGATAAAGGATGGCATAAAATTCATTCCCGTTGAGGAATTACCTGAGAACTTTGATAGACGTTATCTTGGTTGGATTGATACGCCAGAAAATAGAAAGCATATTGAAGAATATTGTGCAGAAATGGATGATAGCAGAGATCGATAAATATTTAAGGAGAACGTCCCATGCAGAGAAAAATATTACAGTTCGGCCATCATAATATTATTTGCCAAATGGAAATATACAGGACTTATACCTTTTATGGAGATTATGAGATTACACAGGATTCTTTACCGATATTTAAAAATTTACAGATGTCTGTGGAAATACATGATTTACACCCTGAGTATAAAACAAAATGGGATGAGAAAAAATATAATCCGGAAAATTTGATTAATAAATATATTATGAAAGAAATCAAACATAATAATATGGATAATTTTGATGTCACATTTATAGAACCGGAATTACAGGCTTTTATCGACAAATATAAAAATGATTATGTGAAAGTAATGAATGGGAAAATTCCAAAATGCATGTTCACAGTGGATAAAAAACGATGGGATTTAAAAGTAGCGACTCCGACAACAGCTATTTATCAAAACAAAGACGCAGGATATTGTGTGATCAATACCATGAGGAATACGGTAGAAACTGTAAAGGAGTATAATATCGCATTTTTGTTACAGTTTATAGAAAATGACACTTTATTATATGGCAGTAAAAAGGATATTGCAGAGATAAGAGATAAAATTTCAAAGGAGATAGATAGATAATATGGGCAGACCCATTGATACGGATAAATTAAAAGCGGATTTAGAAAAAGCAATTTCAAAGAACGAAGACATGGATTGCTTAGATTTTTTACGCATTGCTTCTGTTATTGATAAACAACCGACCGCTTATGATTTGGACAAGGTTATAGAACAACTAAAAAAGAAAATACAGACGCACAAGCGTATTGCTGAGTATGAGAAAAAAAACGGCACAATAACGGAGGAATTCCAGCAAAGAAAAGCGGTTGAGGTCTTGGAAAGTGCGATCAAAATCATAAAAACAGGACAAATCAATGAAAATATACCGAATAAAGTATTGGATGAAAAACACACGGTAACTTTAGATACGGAAGATATGGAGCTATAAACTATGGGAGAATATGTGATTTCCAAAGATGGACAAAATTATTTACCACAAGATAAAGAATATATCAAAGGAAAAGGTATTTTGGTTGGATGTTTCAATGAGCAGCAAATAAATAATAGGGACGATAAAATAGCTACTCAAAAAATGATGGATGCCACAGGATATAAGTATACAAATACAGAATTTGTAAAGAAAGACGGAAAGCTAACAGGTCTTAAAGTTTATGTATGTGACCTAGACGATTTGGAACTTTAGGAGGAAAAACAAGATGAAAGTATATGATATTAAATGGGATGTAACAGATGGTACAGAAGAAATGACACCGGAAGAAATCGAAGAAATCTTAGCTATGTTACCAAAAGAAATCGAATTGCCGGAAGAGTTTGATAAGGCGAATTATATGGAAGACGGGGAATTCGATGAGGGTGCATGGCTTGATGCTATATCAGATTGGTTATCTGAAGATTATGGATTCTGCCATGATGGTTTCAAAATAAGTAAAGAAGAAAAAGATCAGGAAATCCAGGAAGAAAGAGAATAATAAAATTATGACATATCAATTAAGTAATCCAGATATTGAAACAATTATAAACTATTGTAATAATCTTAAAACAAATGATGATATAGAAATTTTTGATTTTGGAGTAAATGGAGATTTAGTTTTACATATTTGCAAAGACGAGGGCTTTAATTCTGGAATAGCAGAATATAATCCAGTAACGATTCATGTCGCACAAAATGGAGAATGGATTTATGATTCCGTAAGAATACTCTACCCAGATACTCGTATAACAGATAATGTTCTACATAAAGAATTTGACAAAATTTATAATTGCGAAAATTTTGATATCGAAAGAGACTAAAAGAAAGACCACTATAAAAAAATAGTGGTTTTTCTTATTTTTAGCGGTTTTTTTTGACATATAGTAATAGATAATATTTTATGAGGTAATCAAATATGGCATGGTATGCAGAGCTTGTCAGAAAACGTTGGTATTGTATCTGTGGTATAGATATGATCCATGAGTATAAAAAGAAACTTTATGACGATTGGTACAATTCTCTTACGGAAGAAGAAAAAGAGCGACTGGCAGAAATCAAAAAACAAAAACAGGAGAAAGCAGATCAGGAACTTAAAATGATTATGTCACAATTATCTGTTATGAAAACACTTTTGTCAGAACTACTAATCGAAAACAGATATTTATAAAAAAGGAGATAATGGTATGAAAAAAATTTATGATGCACTGGATATCATTAAAGAATATATTGGCGCGGAAGTATATGAGATTTGCCTGTTAGGAAAAGAAACCAATGGCTGCATGGGGGAGCACTGCAAAAACTGTCGCAACATTTGGAAGACAAGATTAAGCTACAATAATTTGAGTGAAATTGGAAAAAGTATCTTTTTCACCAAAGAGGAAGCAAAAAAGACATTGGAAGACGCTGGAATCAAAATTTATGAATAGTAGGAGTAATATATGAAAACATTAGATGACGCTATCAGATTTGTTTGTAATTCAAATTTGGACTATGGCACGCTTTCCCAAACAGAGGAATATAAAATGGCACTTGCAAATAGTCCAATGTTACAGTCTTTTACGGATACCTTTAAAGGATTACAGATAACTTTGACAGGCGATTTGTACCAAATGATTTTTAGCGGCATAGATAATGTAAAGCTTGTTATTCTTTATAAAGTAATTGATACGGAATGTTATTATGCCACCGTAGAAGTAAAGGACAAGGAATTAAAAAAGAAACTCAGAGAAAATGCAAAGACAATGAAAGGCGTCAAACTTACAGTAAAATGTGTTGCCGGTGGAGTCGATTATTTTGAGTTGATTGATATTATAGAATTGGATAATCCTTGTATGTTTGGCAGATGGATTTGTACGAATTGTCACCATGACTACGGTTTTGATGATCCACAGGGCTATGGATGTGACATTTGTGAAAGTAAAATAGAGCAGGTATTTGATTTCTATAAAGAATAAATAGGAGAAAAGTATGTTAAGGATTTCAGGAAATGCAGATAAAAGTATCGTAATAGCGGCGTTACAGGCATATTGCCAGCCACTCATCTATGACTATGATAAGGAAATTAGGGTTGATGAAGATGAAAATCATTATCATATCAATTCTTTTACGATCGGAATTCCGGCGTTTTGTAATTTCATCTACGACACACTAAGCGAAAAAACAAAAGCGGGAAAACATCCATTAAACGTAGTCATAATCAATGTAAGCACCTTATTATTTTCTCTGGAAGATATGGGACTTTTAGAAGATTGTGCAATTACATGTCAAAATAATGGATATGCTGGCCAAATGATACTTATAACAAAATAAAGGAGCATATGAATATGGCAAAGATACAAATAGAAATTGAAAAATGTAATAAGTGTCCATTTCATTATACAGAAAGAACGATAACGGCAGATTCCTTTGAAAATGCTTTTGACTATTACTGTGGCGTCAATAAAAAGAAAATTGCCGAATACGTGGAACGGGATAAGGAATTACCGAAAGTACCAGAGTGGTGTCCGTATCGTGTAAAAGAGGAGTAATCAATAAAAAAAGCATGGACACAATAAATCAACGAAAGAAAGAGGTATATTGTGAAAACACTCCGTAGCTAAAGCTACGGTGTGTCCTGTAATATTTTATGATTTTAAACAAAGCTTAGGAGATTTATAAAATATTATGAAAGACGAAAAATATTTTAAGACAAAAATACAAAATACGATTGAAAATCTGGAACAGACACAGGAAAACTTAGAAACAGATATGTTTGCCATAGAGTGTAATAACTGGTATGGAGAACGTTGTAATGGTATGTCAGACGGCATTGATATTGCTATTGAAATGCTGAGAGAAATCATAAAGGAGTAGACAAATGAGTGAAAAATATAAAAAGGACAGTTTAGGAAATCGAATGAAACAGTACGAAGCTGTTACAGAACATTATTTAGTACCCAAGCTGCCATTTATTATCCGTGTGGATGGAAAGGCATTTCATACTTTTACCAAAAAATTTGAGAAACCTTTTGATGCGGTTATAGAACAGACTATGCGGGCTACAATGGAAAGCTTATGTAAGGATATTCCAGGATGTATGCTCGGATATACGCAGAGTGACGAAATTACCGTAGTATGCACCTACACAGACAGAATTGTAAGTGAAGCTTGGTTTCATGGACGTATCGAAAAGATTGTTGCTATTTCTGCTGCCAAGGCTACGAAGTATTTTAACAAATATTTCAGAGAAAACATTCCTATGAATGTAGAAAAGTACGTAAAAAAGTTAGATGAAGCAGAATTCGATGCTCGGGTCGCATGAATTGAAATTTTTATTTTTATAATGATGTCTTCATCTAAAGTGTTGCGCCCATCGCGGGCGCATGAATTGAAATGAGGAATATGTATATCGTAATGGTACTCCTGCATCGTTGCATCCCACCCGGGATGCATGAATTTAAACTATAATAACGAAGCGGTTCATGCCGAGTTGGTTGCACTCCGCTCGGAGTGCATGAATTGAAATAAAAAAAAATAAAACAAAAAACAAAAAAAAAGATTACAGAAATTACCCATTTTTGTAGTCTTTTTTTACATATATAAATAGAAATAATTTTTAGATTACAAGATATTCACTTAATACAATGGAGAAAATATTATGAACGCAGGAGAATTATTTAAAGTAAACATAGAAGGTCAAGAACATACAAAGTGTATTGTACAGGATATGTATGCTTTTACAAGAAATTTTACAAGAAAATTAACAAAAAGCTATGGCATCGTAGATATTACAAACGGAACTATGTCTGCACAACGTTTCTCATCTGTTTCATCAGCACTTGATTTTATAGAAAAATATTGGGGAAATATAGAGACAGAGAAAGATGAAATGGAGTTGGGATAATTATGAAACGTAATTTTTTACTTGTGGATACTTATTCAGCTATGGATTGGCATGATTGGGATAGAACATTTGAATATATTGAAAATGGGACATTCGAAGATTTTATCAAAAAAGAATTAAATCAATTGCAAGAAAAGAAGCAGATAAAAGAATTTGATATGAATAAGGCGATTCTTGCTATCAAAGGATTAGACAAAAGACCATATGAAATTCCATACAAAGCTGATCCAGAGGAAGAATATTACGATAGTCTTATTTTTGAAGAAAGCCAGGTTACATATGGCGGTCAATTCGAAACGAAGATAAAACTAAAAACAATAGCCTTTGATGATAATGATTTGTGCTGGATGCCAATAGAAGAATTTCATACAATTCCTAAAATTACTCCATTAGTACAACGATTTTATTCGGAACCTTTTGCAACAAAAGCAGGAGCAGAAAAATTCGGTGAAAAAATAAAAGCGATGGGACATGGCGGAGATAATATCTTGATTATGCCAATGTCTAAAAAAGAATACGAATTAAAAAGTAAAGATAATGAAAAAAACTGGTACAACATCAATGTCAAAGCGACTCAATTGATGAAAAAACATCCCGAATGTGAATTTATTCCCATGATTAATTTACATCTGGTAAAACTCGAAGAAGCGGAACGAAACAGCAGTAAACATCACAACAAGGATTTTGAGGAAGAGGTTAGCTATGATTTATAACTACAAAGATCCGGATGAATTACATATGGATATGGATATTTGGAAAGATGCCAGACAACAAGCTTTAAGAAATCATGATTATAAAAAAGCTTATCAGGCAAAAGAACAAATGAGCAATATCCAAAAAGCAGAAATTTTAGAGGAAGAGGAACTACTATTATGATTACCATAAAAGAACTATACGAAAAAGCAAAAGCAAATGGTAGTGAAAACTATAAAATCCAATTACAGTGCCAGGATCAGGGAGGTATCTATCCTGGAACTGTAGAGATGGATGGATTTGAAACCAATGAGGAAACAGAAGAAGTTACATTATTTTAATAAAAAGGAGAAAAAATATGGAATACTGTGCATCAGGCAAAGGAAAAGCAAAATTAAAACAAAATGCAAACATCGAAAACTTAACCGCAGATATTGAAAGAATTTATGGAGAGGGTTCAATTGAATGGAGAATCCAAAATGACACTATTATATTTAGTGATTATAATTCTCATTGGCATGAGGAATTTACTGAACAATTTTTAGACGTTTTATCGCCATATGTAGAGAGAGGTTGTTTCAATTATTCAGGCGAAGATGAAAATATTTGGAGATATAGATTTATCTCTGAAAATGGATATTGGTTAAAAGAAAAACCTCAAATTGTCTATGGTCTCAATGACTTTTCTGATGAAATACTAATTCAAGAATTAGAAAACCGTGGATATCAGTGTACTGTAAATAATAAAAACATGGAAAATGATGATATTGAAAGATAGTGCAATGGAGGAAAAGATGATTACAAAAAATAATTTTACAGACAAAGAATTAGCACAGGCAATTTGTTATGCATGGAAGGAGGATAAATGTATTTCTTCCGGATGGCATGATTTTGTATCTACCATGAATCAATTATTAAGAGATTATCTGGCATCACCGGTAGATGATCGAAAAGTAATGGACGATACTTTTAAAATGCTGACAGGATATGATTTATCTGCTACGGTAATGTCTTATGGCGGATTATACAAAGCAACTCAGGAAGAGTCTGAGTTTGCAACAAAAGTAGAGGAAATCTGGGAGTCCGATAAAGAAGAGAATGGTATTGATGAAGTAGCACGAGGTATCAGCTATTTAAAAGATACTTATCCGGATGCACACTCAAAGGCTATTATCAATAATGTATTTGTTGCTACAATGGGTCATTCCTTAAGCAATATCGAAGCAGTATTAGCAGGTGCAAAAGAAAATGCGATTTATGACTTAAAAGAAGCAATTTCGGATGCTTTAGAATCGGGAGAATTGGAAGATGAAAGAGAATAACATAAAATGTGGTGTTCCATTTCAGGTTGATGTAAAAGTTTTGAGTTCTTGTGAACCAATCTTAAATACATTTTGTATTTTAGAGGATACGGCTTATAGATCTAAAAAATGGAATAGTACAATAGAAAGAAAATATTGTATCGCTAATTTAACAGGTGGCTGCGTCCAATCTTACCGATATAATTCTGTGGAAGAAGCAATAGATTTTATACAAAAAAATTGGAAAATCATAGATGTGAATTGGGATTACGTAGACATAAAAACCGAAATAGAGGAAGAGAGAGAAATATAATGATTTATCAAGGTGTTGCTTTTAAAGTAAAATCTTTTCATGGTATAGAAATGTTATTATGTGCAATGGAAGATACACATACCGGAAAATATAGAATTGTAAATTTATCTACTGGTAGTATTTTCGAAAAAGAACATGATTCTATTTTTGAGATAGAAAAATATTTGACAAAAGTTTATGATATTCTGCCGATAGAAGATTCGACTGATATTATGCAATTATCTGGAAATAGATTAACTTTTAAACCCAATTATAAAGATTATGAATCAGACATATCTTATCTGCATGATTTGTATTTAGATAATCCAACAAGGAAACCCACGGAAATCGCAAGATATGATGATGGTAGTTTACAAACGATCATAAATATAAGCAATGATGGTCTGACAGCAAATCTGGTATTTGAAAGCGAAGAAAATAATATACTATTTTCAAAAAAGCTTGGGACATTAGCAGATATTCCGGAAATAGAAATGGAATTTTTGGATTTAGTAAAAGAAACTGCTAGTGAATTAGTTGCTGAATTTGAGAAAGATAGTGAGATTGAACTTTAGTAAAAACTGGCGTCTTTTCCCTGGCAGGCAAGAAACTTCGATTCTGATATTAAAAAGGAGATGAGACGAAATGTTATTGCAAAATGAAAAGTATGATTACAAATATTGCGATACGACATATAGTATCAATGAAAATGCGATATTTGCGAATATAATAAAAGAAGACGAATCCAGATATTTTATTGAACGTGCGATAGAGTATGGCAGATTCAAAATAAAAGAAGAATGGATTTTAAAGTCTGATTTTAAAGAACGATATAAATCAGTAGAAGATGCCAAGAAGTGGATTTTACGTGGCAACCGATTTGGTTCTAAAGTATATTTGGGAGAAAATGGATTAACGCAAAATTTACCGGAAAGTAAATTATTTTCTTCTAAAAATATTGCAATGGAGATTGTAAAAACACTTACTTTTGGTGACCATTGGGTAGCAATTCCCTGTGGTTTTTAA